TTTGTGCGATTTCTTCTGTAGTTGGTGTGTCAGTCATTTCTTTCTCCTTAACAAGCCATCAACACGCATGGAACTAAGTATGAACCATCATCGTATGTATGGCTTTTATTTGTTGATGTTACTTTTGCTATTGTTTTGCTTCGAACAATGTCATCATCTTGAGGTTTGGCCGTGCCATCACCAGCCGACATAAGTAAATCACCTCTTGCGACTGTTGTTCCTTGGGCAATACGAATAACCATATCACCTGTCATGGCTACGTTCATGTCATTTACAAGATCATCATCATCATCCCAGTTAACAAAAACCCCTGCAACATTTGCATCGCCTTCTACAGACGAAACCGCCATACAGTTTAATTGTTCATTTGCTTCATTGCCCTCAGTTGCAACACCGTCAAAATCTCTATTAGGCCATACAGCCATCTGATCAAGGTTAGTCATAACCGTTCCTTTAACAATGCTCGTATCTTTTGAGCCGTCACTGAGTTGCGCCCAACGTGATAAATGACCACCATTAAATGAAGTTGTTGTTCCTGATATAGATACACTTCCTTCAACAGTGCCGCCCTGTTTAAACTCCATAACAGTGCCATCATTACCTAAACGACATGCAGCTAAAGCAACGCTACCATTAACATTAAATTGCGACCTATCATTAACACGAAGAAAATTACCAGTAAGTGTGTTTGAAAGACCTCCAAACTGGTTATTGCCCATAACAAAAGTTCTGTTGGAGTTGAAATAGGCCATCACTATTCCATCTCCATCAGACAACACAACATTGTTGCTTGAGGTGCGGATGTCTAGGCTGTCTTGGTTGCCGTCAAAACCACCAACGATGGTGTTTTTTCCACCAGTTGTTACTAACCCACCACAACAATTACCACTTGCGGCTCCAATAAAAGTATTGTTAAAACCTGTTGTTAAATTATCACCAGCAAAAGCTCCAACTAAAGTATTATTTGGGCCTGTGGTTAGTGAGCCTCCTGCACTGTGACCAACAGCCGTGTTGTTACTTGCGGTGGTGTTGTTAGCTAAAGCCTGATAACCTAAACTTGCATTATTCCCACCAGTTGTATTGTCCTCTAAGGCTTGATAGCCAACAGCTACATTATTAGCTCCAGTCGTGTTTGCGTAAAGTGACTTTCTTCCAACGGCAGTATTACCAGCAGCAGATGTATTCGTATAAAGTGCGCCCCAACCTACAGCAGTGTTGTCGTTACCAGTGGTGTTGTTAGTTAAAGCCTCGAAACCAACGGCAGTATTGTCAGAAGCTCCTACATTAGATAGCCCTGCTAAACCACCTACAAAGGTATTCTTTACTCCTGTTGAAGTGGCTTCTCCTGCTTTATAACCAATACCTACATTATAAGTATCGACAGTAGAGGTAGAGTTTGTAGCTTCTAAAGCACTGTAACCAACAGCAGTGGAAAATCTACCTTGAGTTTCAGTAGATAAAGCCTGATTTCCTACTGCCACATTTCGTTGACCTGTCGTGTTGGCATCAAGTGCCAGTCTACCAACAGCAACATTATCATCACCAGTCGTTATAGCAGTTCCAGCATCTTTGCCAATAACAACATTGCTTGCTCCAGATGTTGCAGCAGCTAAAGCATTTGCGCCAACAGCCACGTTATCATGGCCTGTCATTATAGCACCACCACCAGCACCATAACCAATAAGAGTTGAATCATCTGTTGTCGTTGCAGCATCGCCAGCCTTAGAACCTACTATAGTGTTTCTGCTTCCTGTCGTAATATCGTGCCCAGCTTCATCACCCAGAGCCACGTTATCAGCACCCGAAGTATTTGCATTAAGAGCTTGAAATCCAACTGCAGTATTGTCTGTTGCAGTAGTTGATGTTGCCAAAGCTCCACTACCAACCGCTACGTTATTGCTGGCTGTAGTATTTGCTTTTAGGGCATCTTTACCTATTGCAACTCCATCACTAGCTGTTGTGTTTGCTGTAAGAGCATCGTGTCCAACAGCTACGTTATTACCACCTGGACTAGTTCCATCAAGGTCATCAAGTGCTGTATTTCCTAGAGCAATGTTATTTGTACCAGTAGGAAAATCTCCTACACCAATTTTAAAACCACCAGCCGTTGACCCATCATGGACACGAACCTGATTAGCTGTTGTGTCAAAACTAAGTTCACCTATCGCACCAGTAAACGCATTGTTCTGCGCTGCTGTGCCTCGTCTTAGTTGTACTTGAATAGCCATTTATAAACTCCCATAATCATTTGTTGAGACAGCTGCATTTGCAACACTACCAAAATCATTAATGGCAGTGAGAATTCCAGAATTAATATTTGACGCTACCAGGTTAATATTTGTAATAGCACCAGCTACATTTCCAATATCTGTTGCATCGTTAGCAACTGCTGTAATATCAGAACTTATTGGTCCAAGAGCGTCTACGGCTGTAGAGACTCCAGCAAGAGTATTAACATTTGTTCTAAATGATGAGTCAAAAACTGTTGCTGCTGTCGTAATATCAGAACTAATCCCAGCAGCCGTTGTAACATCTGAGGAAATACCAGCTACCGTGGTAACATTAGATGATATACCAGCGACTGTTGTTACATTGGCAGAGACTCCGGCAACCGTATTTATATTTGTAGTATTTCCAGCAACTGTTGTGACATTGGCTGATACACCAGCCACAGTAGAAACATTTGACGATATTCCAGCTACAGTCTGAATTGCATCCGTAGCATCCGTACCGTCCTCAATGTGAGCCAATGTCTGTATGTCAGCCGTGATTGCGGCTAGTGACTGTACATCAGCTATCTCTGGCCCTTGCTCCGCTGCGCCCGTAGTAGCGTTGAAACCTAGCACACGACCTTTACGGTCATCCTTGTCGGGTAGCGTAAGGTCTACGTCTACCGCATCCCGTACCGGGGCAACCATTGTTCTATCTAGCCGTTCTTCGTGACTAGCTAGTATCATAGTTATTGTGTCGAAATCGTTTTCTAAAGAGGTTGCTGTAATGTTACCGCCAGTAGTATATACACTAGTCCGGCTAAGAGGTAGGTCACTAAAGACACTAACAACCTCATTGTTGGCCGGGGTATGGTCAGATGGGCTAGTTCTAAAAACTACCTTGCCCGTACCGTCAGCATTTAACCCAATAGAGTCTGACGACGTTTTTATATCGTAGTGAGTGCTTTCAGTCTTTAATGTACCGTCAACATCAACCTTAATATCTGAAGTATTGTTGACCTGGAAACTAAAACTAAACTCAGTAGTCGAGCCGTTAGCGGTAAACTGCGCCCGTCTTGTCTGGTCTGTAATACTAAAAGTAGCCATTTGCTAAACCTCTGCTTTGCGAATTGTACACTATTAACATCATTGTGTCACCATATCATTATTATCTGTATTTAAATGTTGAAGAGACTCAGTTTCTAAAATTAATCTTTTTCTAGCTTCTCGGCGGCGAATTGTAATAATAGAATTTAAAGCGTCAAACCTGTCTTCATCGGTGGGAAGAAGAAGGTAGTCAGAGTCAGGATTAGTTATTTCATCTTGTAAAGCGTTTAGCAATGTATCCTCTGGCTCAAACCCAAGCTCACCTAGAACACGACCCTCACTATCAACTTCATTAACAAGCCGTACAAACTGATTAAACTCAGTAGAATTAAGTAATACCGATTGTATTCTTTGACTATGAAAACTTATAGAGCCAGCACCTGTTTCGCTCAATCTAATAAGTTCTCTGTCTAATTCACTATAACCACCTTGTTGCACTCTGAACGGGCTGAGAGATTCACCTAGAGTTCCTTTACCCTGTGTTCTAGCGTTGCCCCAAAAATTTAAACCAACAGGTAAATCACCACTTGTATATGGATTTCTTGATTTTGCTTTATTCATTGCAATGTAAAAACCTTGAAGAAACGCTGGCACTTCAGTCATCAGTTCACCAGTTAGGGGGTCTATACCTTCTCCCAACATTGTGTTGCTGGCTAACGGGTTGTGCATCCTTTCAAACAATGCGTGTAAAGCTGTTTGACTAATAAGATTATATTCACCACCACTTATTGTATTAACGCCATAACTTGGTAATCCAAACATTGCCCGGTCAATATTTCCCACAACATTTGTACCAACATTTCCTACTGTTTGACCCGTCCATTTAGCCATTCTTTTAATAAAATCTTCTTTTGTTTGATATTGCCCACCAGCGGCAGCTTGAAATTCTGCAACACCTTGTAAGAATGGCATATTTGTTGCGTAATCAGAAACAGCTAAAACATAATGTTTTACTAAGGTATCATAATCTGAAGGGTCTAATAAAGAAATGTCTTCTTCGTGATACTTAGAATATTGAGCCAAATCTGCGCCCATAATTAATAAGGCAGAAAGCGGGTCTAAACGGCTAAAGGTTGTATATTCATACGACCCGTCTTCTTGTTTAATGCCGTAAGAATAGGGCGGCACATTAGCCGCTCCCATAACATTCATATTTGTACTAAAATTTTCAGGGCCACTTCCGTTAATTACAATTTCATCACCATAATCTCCGTTAGCTATACCAAACATAGTCATAGCAATAGTATTTCCTAGAGCCAGTTTAGCCAATGCGTCGTCTAATTGTTTGCCTGTTATTTCTGCGCTGTCACTAGGCAACAATGGCATCAGTTGAGTTCCGGGCAAGTTAGTTTGTTTAATGGCTTTGTACACAGGATAAATATTTAAACTTCTGTCAAATGCTTCTTTCACAATATTAGTTGGCGTGTTTACGAAAGGTACAACTGGTTTTAAAAATGGACTGTTTACACCTCTGGCTACAAATCCAAAAACGCCCTCTGGCGTTCCTTGAAAGGTCATTTTACGAGCTTCAGATATCATCATTTCTTTATAGTCGTCAGGATTCATGATAACATTGACGTACTTATCTTGCGCTATTTGTTTAGCGGTTGCTCTATCAATACCGTTTCTTCTTGCCATTGTATAAGCTATCTGTGACTCTCGATGAGCTTCTCGGTAAAGCACACGCCGCATAGAAATAACTTTAAAATACTCATCCTCAGACGCTAAAAAACGACCCGGTATTCTTGTGGCAATACCTAGACTATCAATAGCTGCTTTGAAAAAATCCCCTTGTGCCATCGCTTCATAAACGTCTGTCACATTATCAGAACTACCTAAAGCCCGTCTGTTTTTCAAATCAATTTTAGAAATAAGGTCACCACCTTCACCCGTAATAAAGGTATTAGCCATAAGTGTAAAAGCATCTTTCTGAGCCATTATCATGCCATGCAACTCAGCGGCTGCTTCGCCTATATATCTTTGGTCACCAATCTCACCACGCAAACCGCCAAGTGTTCTAACATTACCTATCGTTCCGGCAAGGCCACGCTCTGCTAAAGAAAGAAACTGAAAACTTGCATTACCCGCCATGTTGACAATATGCGTTGTTGGTGAGCTTAGTAGGGCGTTAATATAGTTTTCCATAGCAACATCATAAGTTTTTGCTAAGAAACCTTGCTCTGCATACTTTGCTCTAGCTAATGGACTATTCATTTGAAGAAAAGCTGTAAGGTGGTAATCAATCATTCCTTCGTCAGCTTCGTTAGCCCACTGGTCTAAACTCTGTGAGATTTCGTCCAAATTTAAATCTTTTATAGATTTTACATTCCTTACAACAGCCATACCTCTAGCAAACTCAGAAACATTGCCAGAGACTTGCGCCGCTAAATTCGATTGAATAGTTGCCATTATCTGAAGTTTTTTAAACTCTGCCTCACGAACATCAAGGTCAGTGCTATTTCTAGCTTTTAAGGCTGTATGCTGTAATTCTTTACCAAGTTTAATAAATGCAACTATACCAGTAAGGACGTCATCTGGCGGCAACACTTCACCCGGTTTTCTTTGTAACAATTTATAAGCAGCTTCTTCAAAACCAGACTTGTTTAAAAGTTGTTCCATACTTTTTTTGTCACGGCGTAAGTGCTTAAACAATTCTTTGTTCTTGTTTTTAATATTAGTAAGAACTGTTTCTAGATTAAAATCATCTGCATTGCCCTTAAACATTTCACCAATACGCCCAAGGTCTAAACCACCTTGAAAACCACCAGCTTCTAGTGTGGCGTTAAGAGCTTCAACATCCGAGTCATCCATACCCTTTATAATCAATGAACCACCGGGGCCGGGGGTTATATCTTCAGTCGGAGTAAGACCTCCGTAGGACCGACTTTCAGCATCGTCTATCTGCTTTTTAAAAAATGCTTTTAAGCCTTGTGCTAAACCGCTTGCCATCTATATGCCCTCTTGCTCATAATCGCCGCCCATGTCGCGCAGCACCGTGTCCTGCACTGCGGCTGCTTCGTCATAATCTGTGAAGACAGGCAAGCTGTTGTAATCGGCGTCACCGAAATAGTTGGGGTCATACACAAAGAAAACTACATCCGGCTCGCCGTTCTGATATTTTTTAAATGTCTCTTTGTTCCAGTTATTAGGAGCAAAGGCATCATTCCACTTTAGGCGTGACACTGGACGGAAGCCAACAGTCTCGTATATGTCGGGCAGATATGTGTTGAAGGCATCGAGTTTCTTGCCGCCCATATCAACCGCTGCTTGCAGCATGGCGTATGAACTGTTCTTAGTTTCGCCGGGGCCGGCAAACACGGCAACGACATCACCATCTGGCTTGATGGCAAAGCCGCTACCCCCTTCTGTTCTATAAAGCTGCATACCAGACAAGTCTTCGGCAGACTTGATTTCTACCTGTGCGCCCAACGGGTGGTCTGCCATAGCGGCCACCATGTCGTTATGATATTGTTGTGAAGCACTTGCATCAGCCTGTGTGATACGGGGAATGTTTAGTCCGGCAGTTTCGTATCGGGTTTGGACGGCTGGGTTAGGTTCTAGAACCCGTCCCGCTCCATCATCTCCTCCACTTCTTGCTGTGTAAGGCCCGGATGGCGTTTCATCACCTTCTGCGCGATTGAGGTCCGAAAGCCGTCTGTCGGCTCTGACGGTGCGTCGCTTTGTGTTGACGCCCCTGAAGCCCGGGAGCGTTGTTCCCGGTTCAGCCGTAATTTCGTCAACATCGCCTCGCTGAACTCTAATTCCTGCTTGTCCATCTAACTTTCCTATTCCTTCACTAAAGCTCTCTGGAATAGACCTAACGCCGAGGTCAGTGTAGAGAGCCTGTTCATAGTACCACATTATAGCCTGAATGTCTTGTTCTGACAAGTCTAGGTCCGAAAGCTGGGTCTGTACCTGTCGGACAAACTCTTCCATGCGGCGGCGTTCTGAAGCGTTTTTGGGCTGCGTCAACTCCTCACCATAGCGGTCAGTTTTGCTAGCATCACCCAGTGTGCCAAAGTATCTGTGATAGCCACGGGTAAACCAGACGTCTTTGGTTGTACCCTCTAGTCCGTTAATGTTTAATGAGAACTGGCCGGTCTTGTCACCGAGAATGCGGGCGCCAATAAACATTGCATCTTTGCCACCTGAGAGGCCAGACGGTGCGCCGCTAAACCCTGCCTCTTTGCGGAGGGCTGTTAGCTCAGCAAGAGAGTGTGGACTGAGCCACCAATCAGCAAAACCCTCTTCGCCATATTTGTCGATAAGAAAGTTGATTAGCTTTAGCCCTTTAGCCACGGCAGGGCCGCGTCGCCCGAAGCCAGCGTCAGGTATGCCTTGAATGGTAGAACCCGGTGCAGGGGGTGACTCAAGTAACTTGCCGTTTTTTAAATACTCCAGCATTTGGGCTGTAGCTATCTTAGAATTCAGTGGAACCTTGTTGCCATTAGATGTCGCTCCAGCAATAGCCGACCAAATAACTCGGTGCGTTTCGTTATCGCGTAGGCTCTCCAGTCCCGGTATCTGTGACGCCATGTCAAAGGTCATCACAATGTCCTTGTCGTACCAGCCTTTGCCGGATGTCGGGGTTGTAAGCTGAAAGCGAATTTCGTTCGCAGCATCATTAATCGCTGTAGCAAAGTCGGCATCGTCATATTGGTCGAGAGTCCGCCCGTGCCTTTCAACAGCAAACTCATCAACATACTGCTGGACGTGCTTGACCTTGGGCCGGCCCGTCTTATTGGTAGCGTCAGCCGTAGCAATCTCAGACACCCGGCGAACACCTTTCTCTTCTCTTGTAAGCAGAGCATTGCGGGCTGCAACCAAGGCTTCATCGACAGGACCTGTCGGGTCAAAGCCAGAATACAGAGTAGTGCCTCCGGCTCGGTCACCAATTCTGGCTTCGGCAGCGTCGCCGGCGGTTATTAGTTTGTTACGAATTATTTCAGTTGCACCTTCGTCAGACTTTATAGCTCTAAAGCCTTGCATAATAACGTCAATACCAGCCCCTAAAGCCAAACCTTCCAATGCTTGCTTAAATCTACCTTCTAGTCTTTTGGCTGCACTAGCATCGTCTTCTACCTTACTGTCTAGATATTCAGTTACCGCACCATCTAAACCAAACTCTTTAAGAAGTGTAGAAAGGTTACCTTCTTCCGGGTCAAAGAGTGCGTCAGCAAAACCACTACGCAACATTGTATTGACGTATCCAACACCACGAACGGGCGCAACAACCATACCCGCACCAAACTGCACTAAGCCACGACCTAACGCCTCAAGGCTACTGTCACCTTGTGGAACTTTAATACCAAGTTCTTGCAACCCAGCGTCAAACATTTCATCTAAGCTAGGCGCATCTTCTGGCTTTTCTCTCCTATACTCAAGGCCGTCTGGCCCCATATAAAAACCACCAAGGCCACCAATTTTTTCGTCAATCGCTGAACCAATATCATCGGCTAAACCAACAACGCCCGTTACGGTATCTTGCACACCACCAGCTATTGCCCGACCCGCCGCTTTAGCTGTATCCACAACATCTGCACCAGTGAAACCAAACAAGTCCTCACCAGTTTGTTCAGGTGCGGTCATGCCGCCCATCATGTTAGCAAACGTATTGTCAGGCTCTACAACAACGCCATCATCACCAAACCTAATATCATAAGTTACAGCATTTCGTGTTTCGTGCGATTGCCTTCTAGCTTCTAATAGATTCATTCACCTATAGCCTTTTCAATAGCTGCAATTTCTCTAGTTAATTTTTTAATAATATCTGCTTGTGTCAGACCTTTACCACGACGTAAAATTGCTGGATAAGCTTCTTTACCATCACTAATAACCTTTGACCTCAGTCCTTTTAAATAAGACAAACCAGAAGAAAGCTCACTCAAATCTTGTTCTGTAGTAGTAATATATTTTTCTAATGCTTCTTTCGCAGATTTTATGATAAGTTCGTTTAAAATGTCATCAAATTCTTGACCCATTTCAGCAATCAGTAAATTTACTTCAGCCGTTGCATCTATATCTTTACCTTGTCTTCTTGCTTCTTGAACTTTGTCCGTTAATCGACCTACAAGCCTAGCAAACGCCGTTGCCTTTTTAAAATTAGGGTCTTTGTCGGAAACAGGCTCGTAACCCGGAGGCAATAAAAAACGCCCACGCATAATACTAATAGCTTCTTTAGTTTCAACGTTTTGAACTTCATCTGCTTTATTAGTAAATTTTACTCGGTCGTCGTTGCTCAACAAATTTGCTACAGAAGCAACGTGGTCAATCGTAAGATTATCGCCCTTATCAATAAGAAAGTTTTGAACCTTTGGGTCACTTATTGTGCGACGCATACCAGCCTCAAGAAATTTTTCTTCTAACTCGTCAGCCTTCTCATTATTTGTTCGTCTAAGTAATTCAATCGCTGTTTTAAATTCTTCTGTATCGCCAATAAGCATGGCTCTGTTAGCTCGGCTTGTAAAAATTTCTTCATTAGCTTCAGTGTTTTTATTTCGGTTTTCCTCAAGTTTATTTTCAAAATTTATTTCCTCAGAAAGGCCAGTGCGTAATTGTCTGGCTATATCGTTTAATGAAACGTCACCATCTTGCAATATTGCTATTGGTACTGTTATATTTTCTGGCAATCCTTTTAAATCGCTTGCTTGTATTTTCCTTATAATTTGATGAGGCTTTGCGGTTGCCAAAACAGTATCTGATAAATTTGCACGGGCCGAAGCTAATACTTGTGCATCAAAACCAGTTGACCAAGAATTAATTTGGCTCTCAGAAAAATTTAGATTTTTCATTTCGTTAAGTTTATTAAACTTATACATAGCAATATCTTTTGGTGTTACTGGCCTTGTAACCTCATTGCCTTGCTTGTCTTTTTCTACAATTCCTACACGGAAAAGGTTAGGAAAATTATCAAATTCAAGATTACTATTTGCTAACCAAGCTGCCCTAGATTTTTCCTGTTGGTTTGTAATGTATGCACTGTGGTAGTTTGCATATTTAGTTTGAGCATTAAGAGCTAATTTGGATTTTAAACTCCTAGCCATTGAAGGTACGGTTTCATCAAACGTAGATGAATACCCTAATATAATTGCGTCAAGCTTATCTTGTAAGCCCGCCGGGTTAGCTTCTCTTTCTTTAAAATCTAATATAGCAGCGTTCATTTCTTTATGTGCCGCAAGCTCTAATTCAGAAGACACAACTGTTGCCGCCGCCTGTCGTGCCGCTCGACCAAACAGACTGTTTTTATCACCGGGCAGTTCTAATTCTTCGCCTGTTTGTCTGGCTGCTAAAATTTGTTCCATTGTTGGAGCATTAGCCGCTCCGTATTCTTGACCCTCTATCTTTGCTACTATACGATTTTGCTCTGCAAAAAAGTTAGTCATACGGTCTAGCGAACGTTGTAACGTAGCTTGACCCCGCTCTATAGCTTGAGCCTCGAACGCTTGAGCTTCAGGTATACGCAGTGCTACCCGGCGACCTTGATATGTTACACTCTCTGCCATTACGATGTTATATTTATTGCTTTAGGTGGCATAAAACTTGTGCCGGACGTTGCCATAACATCGGCACCTTGCGTAGCTACATTCGCCATCGCCGCCATTGTACCATAACTTACAGCCGCTTTACCCGCTAAACGGGCTTGCTGGGCGTTAGACTCACCACGAAGAATTGCCATCTCTGAGTTTAAGTTAAGCTTGCGAATATCCATACCCGCAACCTTCATTGAATTTAGGTTAATTAAGTCTTTGGTTTCCATCGCACCATAAGGGTCTAGTCCACCCGCCGCCGCATTTGCTACGGAGCTACTCATTGCGGTAAGAAGTTCCCTCATGCGCTCGTTACCTTCTACCTTGTAATTCACCGCATCTGTCCGGGCTTGAATAACCTCATTACGAGCTTTCATTTCGTATTGAACTTGCTGTGCTTGGGCTTGTCGGATTTGAGCAAAACCACTCAGTACCGAACCCGCTATCTGTAAAAATGCTGCGCTCATGCTCCGCTACTCACCTTATAATCTAAACTTAAAACTGTCATAAATAGGGGCTTATCTTGGCTAATAGTGACCTGACCCGCCAACGAAAATCCCGGTAAACCCTCTACCGTTTTTACACCCGTAAAAGCTGTTACACCGCCAGCACCCGATAGTACTTCTTGTGTAGGTACTTCCTTACCGTCTACGGTTAGGTTTTGCGTCTGATACATAATTGGTGACGCTTCCAAGATACGCCGCTTGGTTGACTGCATAGAACCCGTAGGTAAACGCAACTCGACAGGCTGGGTGGTTACATCAACAGTATAATTTAACCCTACCTCTACATAGGATGACGCCGTATCGTTAAGCGTAACATTGCCAGAACTGACCGTTCTATCTGTGTCTACTATATCATCTCTAACTATCTTTACCGTTTTAGCTTCTAGATGAGATAGACTTCCGGCTGTTGTGCTTCCCGGCAACGATTGGTCCGGGCTGACTGCACCTCCGTAATATTGGATAGCACTGTCTGTTGTACGGTCATCGTCGAAGACTTCTAAATAGTATTTTGTAGCACTGCTAACAGTTCGCTTGACTACTGTGTAAATCGTATCAAGGTCAACACCAACGTCAATGAAGTCACCGTCTGTAGTCCACACAGCCGGGGCTACAATCTGTTGTGGTCTGTTGAGCATATAAGCCGTAATAGTACCCGCAAGCCCCACAGAGGCCGCTCTATAGCCAGTTGTGTTAGAACCGTTTACAATCATTAGCAAATCACCCTCGGTCGTATCTGTGGCGTTTCTGAGAGCCATACGTTGAGGGTCTAGTAAAAGGTGGGAGTTGAGCAACGACACATTGTTAGCCACATAGCTTAACTCAACATCGCTAAAGAGCATTTCTCGTAGTGCTTTACCCTGACGCTGAATAAACAGTGTGCCACCTTCAGCAGCTTGCGGTCTAATACCAAACTTGGAACCTCGACGGGTTGCCGACTTAACTGTAATGTTTGCCGGAGTAATTGGACTGAGGTCTGCTTGTGGAATAAAAAACTCAGCACCCGCCGTAAATATTTGTAAGTCACGCCCGGAACGTAAAGCCGTAATTGCGTTTACACTATCCGTTGAAAGAGTAACCTTAATAGCATCATCGTCTAAACCTTCGTCGGCTTTAAAATTAAAAAAGTCTCCTACCTTAGAACCAAAAAGCGTTGAGGGTTCAGAAGCAGCCCCACCAAAATACAAACGACCTTCGTGAAAGGTACACGTTCGGGGCCATCCTCTAGTGTTACTCCAAGAGTCTTCATAACCGCTTTCGAGTTCGTAATCACCGTTAGCAACTGCGTCAGTATTGTGAAAGGGTATTTCTACTACCGCTTCTACACTTGTAGTGCTTAGAAACTTTGTGACCCTCGCACGACCAAAACCATTCGTAACATTATAAAACTGGTCTACCTTATCGCTTGCAAAAATAGCAGACGACGCCGTTAATTTTATAGCACCTGTTACAGCCGACGCTGTTAGTGTTCCAGCCGGGTTGCTTGTAGATAATGTAAAACCAGTTTTTGGTTTAGTTAAGGTAAGCGTTGAAGCCGTCCACGTTGTATTATTAGCCCCTCGTAACAGCTTCATAGGGGCAAAGTTTTCATTGACTATAATAAGCGTATCAGCACTTTGCGTAAAATATGTTTTGTCCATATCTATAGCTGAAACGTTGTAAAGCGTACCTACGTTAAAATCTAAATAGCTATTACCCGACCCGTTGATGTTAGTAAGCAAAACTTGGTTAGCAAAAAACCTGAACCTTATAGTTGTGTCTGCATATCGTGTGGCAACAATCATAAAGTTTTGCGTTGTACTAAACTCAAAAGGAATAAGCAGTACACCGTTTGCTGCATTGTCTGACGTTATATCTAATAGAAAACGTAAACCCGGACGCCGACTAAACCCGCCTTGAGGTTCAAACAAAACATTATCAGCTATAGCTACAGAATTATAATACTGCTGTAAGTCAGTGCGACCCCGGAGTAGGGGGTCCATTTCACCACCAGTAAAACTAGCTTGATATGTTTGGTATTTGCTCATCTAAGCTCCGTGAGCATATAGTCACTAATAACTCCCGGCGTTTGACCCGCACTATCAATGCTTACAGCCTGTCTAAAGTAACCACCCCGCATACCTTCACCGGGGTTACCTAAAGCTATGTTGCGCCATACCTCAACTTTGCCTGTCTGGTCTGTGATGGTTTCCGCTAAATGCCACGCAAGTTGATAAGCTAAGAGCGTAACAAAGTACGACGGCATAGCTCCTTCATTAACATCTTTTTGATAGTCTATTGTAATGGTTGTTTCATCTGAAAACAAAACTGTACCACCGTTAGAAGACTGACCAATTTCCCAATTCTTTACTAGCGGAGAACCCGCTGTCGTACTGGCTCTTACTGCCCGTGGAACACCAGAAAGCATATCGTTAGGCAGAGCGTACTGATACGTCCATTCACTTGTGGGCGAGGTCGTTTCTTGTGCTAAAGTTGATTTGCCAAGTGAGAAAGTCCAAGAGTACATTGCAAGGGTCGATGCTTTAACCTCTTTGTACAAAACATTACAAGCGTCAGCCGCTGCTGACCCTTCTGCAAAACTTGTTATTTTGTTTGCTCCTAAGAACACTAAGGCTTTGTTACAAATACTTACGTCTGTGTCACCAATAGCCATTCTTATCTCCTAGAAGGAAGGGGGCGTTGCCGCCCCCAACATATTAGTCTGTGTCAGTAACCACAGCGATTACTGTGCCGTCGGACATATCAACAACGCCAGAAGCGTTACTGACCACGACGTGCATAGTAATTGTTCTTGTGCCACCCGTAGAACCGTGAACGATAATCATATCGCCAACAGCTAAAGTGTCTGACAAGTCGTCAAAGTAACCGCTTGCGTCCACCGCTGTATGGGCGTCCGTAGTGGTGTAAACGTAGAGTGCGGGAACCGTACCCCTCATTGACTGACCACCTAAAGCAGAAAAACCTGTGCTTGCAAATGCCATGTTATCTCTCCTTACTCTTCACAAACAACATCGCAGAGGCCGTCAACATCCAGAACTCCACTGCCCATAGAGAGCATTGCAGTTACAAGAAATGACGTTTTTTCTGGGATGTAGTTAATTTCAGTTTTTGGAGCGATACCAACACCAACACCAAGTGCGGAACGGTGGAAAGCAAAACAAGTACGGTCAGCAGTTGCCAACGGTAGACCGCCTTCATCACGGTCACCAATAATATGGAACTGAAAGCCCATCATCGTATTGATTTGACCACTTACTAACGCTCTCAGAGTTTGGTAATCCCCTGAAACCGCACGTTCATCACCAAGTAATCCAGCTAGGTTATTAGCGTGAATAACAAAGTGTCGGTCAGTTGCCGGAACGTTTTTCGCATCCAAAGCTTTTTTCGCCGCAATAATTTTACCAACGTTCAAATTTGATGCGGCGGCTGAACCTGAAGTCACAACAGTTTTAGCAACTGTAGAACCAGCAGATGCGGCGTTTAGTGCATCAATAATAATTTGGTCTTCACGGCGTCCGATAGCATTACCAACAACTTGAGCTAACTCTTGACGTTCGTCGAAGTTAACTTTCTGTTGATTGAAAATGTCACTGTATTCAGCAGCAACGTAATCAGTCATGCTTACGGATACTTGTGAAAATGCGGCATTGATTGGGGTTACGTCAGTTTGTGGAACACGAACTGTCGCTGACCCTTTGCCAACTTTTGGGAATTTTACGGTGTCCCCAACAACACCATTTCGGGTCCGTCCTACTCCACGAAGTGTCGCCGCACCTTGATAGGCTTGGTGGACTTCCGCTTCAAATAGCTGGACGAACGCTGGACTTAGGTTCGTAGACATAATTTATAGCTCCTATTATTGAACCAGTTAAATTTGTCGCCGTATGAGGTTGTCGGAAGGTCCGGCCTTTGGCTTCGTGGAAACGTCCACGCCCGGTGTATTTCTACACGCCAAACAGGCCCAGAGGGTTATCTGTTGAAAGAAGGATATACTACAAGCTGTAGCTTGTAAATACTTTATACCCTACATTTAGAGTTTGTACAAAAAAAGCCCCCGCCAAGTTGAGTTCAAAAGGAGTAAGCGGGGGCAGTTAGGCGAAGTATAACGCCACAGGCATTATCCGTATCTTTGTTCGTATTCTTTTTCTACTGAGCGAGTGAACGCTGGGTCATTTCCGTAGCGTGGGTCTGCCATTTTACTCTGCATAGAGCGTCTAAAATCATCTTCACTGACTCCAGCTTCCGCTACATCCGCTACCGGGATTTTTGACATATCACCCGTCATAGAGCGTACCTTTTGCATAAGACGCTGACCAACAGCCGAACCACCCCAGATGTTTAGCTCGGCACGTTCAGCCTCAGATATAATACCTTTGCGTTCTAAACCGTCAGCCCAGTTGATGTTAGACTTTAAAATTTCATTAGCATTTGGACCTAGAGCCTCACGTTCTTTCTGTAGGTCTAACTCTACAGCCGCCATGTCTTCACCCGCCATACCCGTAATACTAGACGCAAGCTCATCAAATGCTGCTTGGTTGACTCCGTACTTCTGCGCCCAATCTAAATAAGTAGATACAAGCGGGTCATTAGCTTCGTATCCAGCTTCTGTTAACACCTCAGTATTGTATTCTTTAGGGGCTTTGTGTTTGCCTTGAGAAAATTGTTTCTGAAGTTCATCGTAAGATTTCATCATCTTTTCTAAGTCAGGCCCTTCTTTTTCATCCCAAAACTTTTCTGGTATGAAGTCAGGACGCTCAAGCTTTTCTTCTTCTGTGGGCTTGTCTTCTACTTCGGCATCTGCACGATGCTCAATAGTTTCACCTTCTTCTACGGCCTTTTCTTCTTCTAAAGCTGTAGCGGCCATCAAGCCATCAGGAGCCGCAACTTCTTCGGTTGTTCCTTGGGCTTCTTGGTTGTCACTCTCGCTCATTTGCTCGTTTTATCCTCTGTTCAATTTCACGCACTAAACTATTCTGCCCTTCCCGTGCGTATCCAAAAGAAGGGTCTGCGCCGGGTATCCATGCGGGCTGCTCAATAGTTATTGTCCGTAGATTTTCTAATACTTTTTTCCCGGCTTCAGTATCAAAGCATCGCTTGTACTGAATATCTAAATCTCTCTGCGCTGACGTATTGGGTAACTCTAAATGTGTTACACTAGCATCAACACCATCCCATCCGGGTGAGTTTATGCTACGAATACGCTCTGCTTGGCTCATTGCATTTGCTCCCCTTCAGGTGGCAACACGCCTTGTTGTTGTGCCGCCATTTGTGCCATCTGCATCATCTCTTCTTGCATTTGCTGACGTTCTTGCGGCGTCGTTCTAAGTTTTGCCGGGATACCTAGCTGGTCAGCTATGTAATCACCCACGGCATCCATTCTTATTAAGGTCTGACCTTGTGGCCCCATCATCTGAGATATCTGCATAAACTGCATAACCTCGTTTAGTTTCTCGGCATTGTTAGCCATAGCCAAAGGTGATACTGGCACGACCTTGACCTGAAGTCCGTTGACTTTTAACGGAAGCTCTATCTCACCCATTTCATCCATAAGCTCAAGGGTACGTCTAACGATTGGAAACATTGTCTCGCTGATTAATCGACCAAAGGCACTACCCAAGTTTTGAGATAGCTCCGTAAGCTTTGCATTAATTTCTGTGGCAGAACGTGCGCCCATATTATCCGGGGTTAAGCTTTCGTCTAGCAATGTTTTCTTAATGTTTATACGCAAGTCATTGCTGACGATTTGTGTTAGGTTGGCGTCTCCGCTTCGGGGTAAAGGTTGCAAAGAAGGACCGCGAGGACCGCCGTTACTAGAGACGCCTATTACCGCTCCGGGAACGATGCTAATTGTCTGGGGATTTAAGACACCATCATCTACAGCGGTAAACACTCCACCAATACTAATACTGGCGTTTTTAAGAGTTAATTCAACAACTTTGTTTAATGTCTTAATGTCGGGTAGGGCGTATAGCACGGGGCCACGACCATACCTTTCGTTACTGGCTTTCATATATCGGGAGATAACCCAAGGGAAAGACTTGAGGTCACGATGCACAAGTTTAAAGTCTTCTTCTGCTGTGACTAAGCAATAGTATATTTGATTATCTATTGTGTAGGTAGCCTCTATCATTTCTAGAGGTTTGGTTTCATCACCCTCATATTTTTTTATAATATGGTCAGGTATTTTAGCGTCAGGCCATTCACGTTGAATCACGTTAAAAGGTCGCTTGAACTTACGGTACACCGTATCAACCGTACCGTTTGGACCTTCCTCAAAACAGATATGATAGCTAGGAACAGCCGTATATCTTATAGGCGTTATTTCATCGCCGGGCTGAATAAGCATGACCGCCGTGCCAACCGCAAGGTCTAGCAAAAACTCACCAATAGCGAGGTCAAAACCAGATTGCGCCATGATGCCAAACATTTTCTCCGAATAAAAATCTAACGCTTGTTGGGCTTCTATTTTTTGCTCTTCAGGTATTTCTAGGCCCGGCTCTAATCTACACCACGGTCTCTGTGGGGGGAACAGGGAGGATTGAATTCGATTAGCAAACCGGGCCGTACTATGTATGGCAGTGCTGTCAAATACCCGTTTCATTTTATTTTGACCGGGAACATTGCCCTCATAGTAACCGTCGTAAAGATTACGCATAGGAAGCGCATACTCGTAGGCTTCCTCATAGATAGAACGCCATTGGTCCTTGTGAGTTTCCGCTTTCTTATAGCGTTTCTTTATTTGTTCTACGTTAAGCACCATCAGGATTTCTTGTTATTTTTTTTGCCGTATTTACTCGCCATCTTTTTCCTCAGACTGTTCGTCTTGCTGTTCATTTTCTTTTTCAATGGACGCTTTGCGCTTTTTACCCCGTACATCATGCACCTCTGTATGTTTTGGGTTTCGGATATATTTTTTCATTAGCCGGACCTAGGGTTACGTCCTAACGTCGTTTGTAGCGGCGTACCCGTTGCTGACCCGGTTTCCCGACCTAGCGTACCAGCCGTTACACCTTCAGCCATCAAACCTTTTCTACCACCTCGGATTCTGGACTTAGCCTGTGCTGCCAGTTTTTTTCCAGCGACAATACGTTCTTGCTCGGCTGCTAGTTCCTGTTCCCGTAGATTTTCTTCAATCTTGGGGTCAGGTGGTGGAGCTTTAGGTTTTTTGAATAGACCGCCCATTTAGAATAACCTCGAATAAATTTTATAGTCATT